CTTCGGGCACAGTCCTCAATGAACTTGCTGTCCATTTGGGAGTTGTGGGGGTCTAGCCCTAGTTCCTGATCCATCCTTGCGGGATTAATCACCTTGTGCCCCGCCTTCAGTAGGGTCTCTTCGGCCTCAAAGAAGGCTGGATGATTAAGATTGGGATGTGAGCGCATCGGCCCACAGATGTATACTGTAGTCATGGGTGTGTGTTGTGGTTAGTGGATTTGGATGCCGTAGTCGGCAATCAGATCGTAAAGAGTTTTCCTAACTTCTTCAATAGTTGCGCTATTCCAATCGGGATGAGAATTATGGCGAAGATGAGAGCGTAGCTCATTATCAAAATTGTCAAGAACAGCGCGAAAATCCCCTGCTTTGCAAGCATCTTCAAACTCTTGTCGCTCTTCTGGAAGGGAGAAAGATAGGGTTCCATTAGCCATTGTATTAAGAGTCTTTGATGATCTTCTTCAGATCCCCGTCATCTAGATCGTCATCCCCCTCGTCCTCTTCTTGCCCGTAGAGGATGTCATGGATATTGGATACAATGCCTTCGATGGCGTAATCATTTCCGAATTTAAGGAAGGCATTTTTGGTTTCGGCCCCGTCCTGAAAGGTAGCAACGACAAAGCCCGAATCAAAGTATTCAACAAGATCCTTGGCCAATTTGTCCAAGACTTCTTGCAGTCTTTTGTCATGGGAAGCCATGAGTTTAGTCGATTTGTTCGCGGCAATTTTTGCATGTCTTGATTACTCCGACATGGTGAACTTGGATTCGTTCAATATTTTCTGAGCCGCAATAGGGGCAAGTTTTGTTTTCGGGCTTGCGGTAGGTCTTTTTCTTTCGGGGACTGGGTTGTTCTTTCATTTAACTTTCGACTGATTAATTCTGATGTAACATCTTGCCAAAGAGTGGTTTCTGCTCTTGATCCAAACCCCGTCACCCGAATCACTGTCTCTGGTTCCGCGCTGGTTTGTATTGCCCTCAACACAATCAAACATTGTTTTGCTTGTAGCCACCACAATTCCCGCATGAGAGAAGTCAAAGACCGCAATGTCCCCAACCTTTGGAGTTTTGGTATTATAGATGACTTGGGTGGTGTTTGGGCGCTTCTTAGCCCATTCAATCAGCCCGAAAGCAGCGGCAGTCCTTGGACGCCACTTACTAGTAGTCATGGTCTTTAGGCCAAGCCAAGACACAACTTCCTTGTCATTGAGCCATTGAGCCACACACCAATCAACAAAAGCAGCACACCATGGCCAAGCCGCTGGTGCTAAGTTAGTTGCAGCTTGGTACTCGCGGATTTTCTTACCGCGATTGTTTCCGCCAACTTCCTTAACTCCGACTTGCGAAAGCGCAATGTCTGCAAGTTTATTTACCATTTGCACTGTCTCTGGCCAATGTCCCAATTCCTATAGATCCGTTCCGCCTCGGACTCCAATGGAGACGGAAGCTTTTCCATCATTGCGCCACTTGATTTTGGAAGTGAATCGGATGGAACCGAATAAACGGACAAAGAAATTTCTGCGATCTTCTTTGGGCGGGACTTGGACGAGTATTGCTTTAAGGGTTTCATGGGATAGCCTCATTTCTTCTTGCGGCGAACGGGCTTCTTGATAGCGATAGCCCGACGAACTTCAGTATAGGTGATCGGCCCAGCCACACCATCCTCGTCAGTATTGACCAAGGCTTGGATCTTCTTGACACCCCTGACATTCACTTCGTTAGTGACGTAGTTAACAACAGAGATGAGCAAGGCCACAATAAAACCAGTTAGGCTAACCTGATCAACAGACTCCGCCAACTTGGGATCAACCATGGCGAGACGAGAAACAATGGCAGCCACAGCCATGGCAATGAGGGGCGTGATAATACCGCCCATCTTGGAGACTAGAAATGCGAGAAGTTTGTCTTTCATAGATCCAATTTATAGCGTTGCACGGCAGATTCAATAGCAAAACGAATCAAGGATTCAGAGGCGCTAATGCCCTGCTTTTTGGCTGTGAGGGTAAGTTTTTTGACTGCGGCTTCGCGCTTTTGCGCCCCAGTTTTATCCGTGTAGGCAAGAGACTCAACAATCTCCAAGGCAATCGGAAGAAGCGCGGCAACCGAAGAAGATGCCACTTCTTTAAGAATGGGAAGGAAAAAGTTGAAGACATTGGAGGTGATCCCCCAGATTTTGGCAAAGAATGATTTCATAGATTTAAAGCTAGACTAGAATCCCTTGGATTTCAAGTAATCTTCGATTCTTTTTGTGCGCTCGTCAATTCGGGCCAAGGTCTCACTTCGGACGTTGGCATCTTTTTGAATAAGCTCAATCGTCGCGTCCTGCTTGGCATCATTGGTTTGGATGTGCCTCATCTGCTCTGGAAGGACAATCCACCCATTAAGCGCCGAAAACAAAGTAATCATCAAGGCAACCCCCGCAATCAACTCACTCATCGTGAGTTTTACCCCACGCTCCATTCCTCTGCGTCTTGGTATTTCTTCAATGCTCATAGTTTATTGATATTCACTATAAAATTAAATTGTAGCCATTGTAACATTTCCAGTATAGCCATTAGATCCAAAATATAACCCAATAGGATTTATGCTGCCAGTTTTAAAAAATAAACCAGATGAGCCGATTGTTCCAATTGGAGCAATAATCCAAGCAGCAGCAATATATGTTAACCAATAAACATTAGTTTCATCATAGTATATCGGTTGCCCGCTTTGAGTTAGCCCACTATCATAAAATCTAAAACCATTTATATTTGGAGATAAACCAACTCCACTTGCTATATATAAATAATCAACGAGAGGTTCTTGCTCTGTCAAACTGGTAATAATGGATGCGACCTTGTAACGCCAAGGCCAGTCAATGTAGGTGGCTAGGTTTGCGGGGTTGCCCGTGTCTCCGCGATAAGCGGCGGCAATATGCCCCAAAGCTTGTTTCTCACTCCAGTCAATAGTCCCAAGGCTCGACCCCGAAACCGCATTATAAATATCTTTCCACGCATACTGTTTAGGCAGAGAGGTGTAGTCCACTTCGGTTCTAGGTGCGCCAGCAGCTACGGCAATCTTGGCCCAGAGATAACGTTCTGGGAGGGTAATGTAATCCGCGACCGACCCCGAACCCAACTCATTTACCAACCATTGGGCAAGCATATACTTTCGGGGCTGATCCGCCGCCGAAGCAAAAACCGCATCTAAAGTTGGAAGGGCCATAGTCTATGGAACCCTACCAGCTTAAGCCATGCCCATGATACGCTCACCCATTCCGCGCATCGGGGAAGCATTAGCCTCCATTTCGTCAGCGGCTTCGTCCTCCATCTCGCCTTCGTCCTCGGCCTCTTCAGCCGCAATCTCGACGCCAGCCAACATGGTCGGGACAAGGTATTCGCCCTCGACCTTAAAGGTGACGAGTTCTTCTAGAGTTCCGCCATCAGCAACGTCTTCGGGTAGGGTGTATCCTTCAGGTATTTCGATTTTCATAATAGTTATTCTCTCCTCATAGAGCTTGCCTTAGATTTTACTCCAAGGCAAGCCTTGATGAATAGAGACTAGCTATTAAGCGAGATAACCGTATCCGCTATTGGTCGGGCAAGTCTGCAAATCGCTTGCAAGTTTGCAACGGAGGTGCAGGATGTAGTACCCAAACTCAGGGAAGATTTGCTTCGCGGCACAAGCCATCTTGGCCCTCCAGTAACCCGAATTTTTGTCAGGATTACAGTTACGATCCCACTCGTTAACCCAGCGGAAATCTCCGCGATAGTTTTGAGCATCGTAAACGAGCTTTCCAACTTTGAGGTTAGGATTAGGAACAAGCCATTCAACCGCTTTCGGGTGGAAAATCACCGTGGAGGTGTATTTCGCAGCCTTATAAGCAGGGTTGATGATGAACTTCGTGCCCTTGGTCGCTCCACTCGTAGAGATATAAGGAGCAACTTCGGTATAACCACCAGATCCGTTATCGTTGAAACGCTTCGGGAACGGGCGGCTATGGAACACAAATCCACCGTAGGATTTACGGGGCAGGAGCGAGGAGCCATTGGCACCAAGCAGATCGTTAACGCGATCACTCCAGCGAATGTCCTGACGGACATCTTCGTTGAGCTTGATCAGGTTCTCAATCGTGGCGCGTTCAGCGAACACGTTGAAAACG